TCCTTATGACGTGCTGGAAAGGTGCGCATCGAGAATCGTTAATGAGGTTAAGCATATCAATAGGGTGGTTTATGATATTACTACTAAGCCACCGGCTACTATTGAGTGGGAATAAGAACCAAAAAGCCGAAAGCCCTTTATTAATCAGGGTTTTCGGCTTTATTTTTTTGCTCAGCGTACCAAAATCGTACCGTTTTAAAACATATCCTTCATTTTCTCCTCAAAAGCCGAGAGAACGCCAGAATAATTCTCACCCTCGTCAGCTTCTAATCTGGACGAAACCTCCTCCTGCTTATTTGGGTACAAATGAGAGTAGGTCTGCAGCGTAGTCTGGATATTTTCATGCCCGAGACGTTCCGCCACCAGTTGCGGCGAATATCCCATCTCAATAAGAAGTGAGGCATGGGAATGTCGGAGGTCATGGACACGAATACGCTTAACGCCAGAGGCGGCACATCCACGATCCATTTCATAAGACAAGAAATGTTTCGTGAAGTAAAAGATCCTGTCCGAAGGCTCATAATCTACAAGACGGTCAATGTAGTCTTGAATCAGAGCCAACAGAAATCGAGGCACAGTAACAACACGCTTTGACTTCGGCGTTTTTGGAGGAGAAACAATCGTCCTGCCGTTTACCTGCGCCACCGTTTTATTGATGGAAATGCACGAATGCTCAAAGTCAACATCCTCCAGAGTGAGAGCCATTAGCTCGCCGGAACGCATACCAGTCCAGAACAGTAACTCGAAAGCCAGCTGAGAGGCAGGCTTATTTTTTATAGCTTCGACAAAACGATGAAATTCATCACGGGTCCAGAACTGCATCTCGGAAGCCGTGCGCTTACCAATGCCCCCGCACTGATGCATCGGATTAGATGGCAGACCATAGAAGCGAACAGCATAATTTAGGACAGCAGAAAGCTGATTATTTATTGTTTTTAGATATGTCGCAGCGTAATCAGCGGGAGCGGCGAGTAGTTCATTCTGCCAACTGCGAATCATGGTAGGAGTGATGTCGCGCACAGCTACGGGGCCAAAGAACGGAAGAAGCTTGGAATCAAATATCCACTGCTTGCTTTCAACTGTGGTTGGACGCAAACGCGTGGAACAATCTGCAATATAAAGTTCTACCAGAGAGGCAAAGGACATATCAGTACCGCCACCCTGCTTTTTTAAGAATTCACGCTCAAACTCCTGCGCTTCCCGTTTTGTTTTAAAACCTTCTTTTTTCTTTTTTCGACGAGTACCATCCCAATCCTTATACCAGAACGAGGCATACCATGTACCGCGCTTTTCATTCTTATAGACAGGCACAATGCAGCCTCCTTTCTATATATCAGACAAACCTGGTACTTTCCTTGTCTTGTTCTTAAATTCTATTTCTTAAGTAATCAAGAGTCGTCTCAGTACCAAAATACAAAGCACCTTCGCAATTCTCGCTTTAAGCTTTCTTTTTAACGTCCAAAAAATTCTCACCGGATTTGATTTCTTCAAGCGTTTTCAGCATTTCAATATATTCCTCTGCTTTTTTACGAGAGTCATCAGAAAGCCCTTCCAGCTTCTCGTGGACATCCGGATCAGCGACTACCGAAGGAGCAGCAAGAGAAGTTCCGGAGATATCTGTAGGAGCGTGACCCATAGCCGGTGAAAAGCCCATGATATAATCAGGCGAAACGTCATACAGCCGAATAAGTTCGTGAATAGTCTCAGGATCCGGAGTGGTTGCGTTGTTTTCATAGCGCGAAAGAGATTTATCGGTGATACTGGTCAGTTTCATGACCTGAGATTGTGTCAGTCCCCTTCTTTCTCGCGCCTTTCTCAGGCGTTCACCAAATGTAAGCATAAAAAACCGCCTTTCCGAGGGTGAAAACCCTCAAATATCAAGTATTATTATAGCATATATCTCGGAAACTGAAATATTTTTCTCAGAAATTTAGAAAAAATTCTTGACAACTCAGAAACTGAGTGCTATAATGAGCCTACAATAGTTCTCAGAAATTGAGAGAGAGGAGGCATAAAATGACTAAACCCGTTTACCAAATGATGCGTGAGTACCGTGAAAGCATCGGAACCACTCAAACCTATATTGCAAAAAAGACCGGAAAAGCTGCACAACGTATCAGCGCACTCGAAAGCGGGAGCATACGCCTGACAGCAGATGAATTTGTGGAGATTTGTCTTAATGGCTTTGGCATTACACCCGCAATTTTTTTTAACAATGTATTCTCAGAAAATGAGAGCATTGAAGAAAAAGTGCCTATAAGCTGAGAGTTGCCACAACAAAATTATATCGGAAGGAGGCAGAAAAATATATGCCTAAAACAGCCACGAAAGCGAGCGATAATGAGTTTTACAAAGCACGAAATGCCGCCTCATCGTGTAATGACAAACTGAGCAGCCGAGAAGGTGCATCAGAAGAAACCGGTATCGACCGAACCAGACTTGCAAGAATTGAACTCGGAAGCCTCAACCCTTACCCGGAGGAAGTCCTTCTGATGGCTGACGCTTATAATTCACCAGAGCTTGCAAACATATACTGTTCGAGAATGTGTCCGCTCGGCAAGAAAACCGTGCCTCCGGCAGAAATACGAACCATCGATCGCTTGACAATCAGGATTATAGCAGCATTGGGAGAAGCAAACGAAATACGCGATGCCATTCTGGAAATTGCGGAAGACGGTAAGGTCACCCCAGACGAAAAAGAACAGGTTTTAGAAGTTGTATCTGCACTAAAGCAAATCCAGGTGACCGCGCAGGAACTGCAGATATGGGTAGCAAAAAACCTCATGCCAAAGAAAGGAGGAAGCAAATGAAGACACTTGAAGAGGATAAAAAATACCTTAGAGTAGCCGAGGTCGCCTCCATCCTTGAAGTAAGTGAGAGCCGCGCGTACAAAATTATACGCCAGCTCAACAAAGAACTCGAAAAACAAGGCAAAATAGTGACTGCCGGAAGGATTTCAAAGCGGTACCTTATGGAGAGGCTCTACTGCTGAGAGGAGCAATACATAATGATAGATTGGAGAAAAAGCATATGAAACTACTAAAGCTTTCACTGAGCAATTTTCAGGGCATTAAGAAGCTGATATTTGATTTTGACGATGGCAAGAACGCAAGCATTTATGGGGACAACGCCACCGGCAAGACAACAGTCTACAACGCCCTGACATGGCTTCTTTTTGACAAAGCCAGTACTGCAGCTAAGAATTTCACGCCTAAGACCAAAGGACCCGATGGAGACATTCACCACTTGGAACACTGCTCCGAAGCTGTGCTTCAGACTGATGACAGCAGAATCGTAACCCTGAAGAAAACGTACAAGGAGATTTACAAGAAGAAACGCGGATCTGCCACAGAAGAATTCAGCGGACATACGATCGAATACGCCGTAGACGGCGTACCGGTAAAAGAAAAAGAATACACAGCAATCATCCTTGACTTCTGCGGAGGAGATCCCGAAAAGCCAAAGTTATTGATGATGCCGGATTACTTTCCGGAACAGCTACCATGGGAAACCCGTAGGAAAATCCTTATTGACATTTGTGGCGACGTCAGCGATGACGAAATAATTGCCGGAGATAAAGACCTGAAGGAACTGCCAGTCTTCCTTAGAATGCCCGGTAGCAACGAGCAATACTACACCATCGATGAGTATCGCAAGATAGCCAACGCCAAAAGGATCGACATCAACAAACAGCTCGGAGAAATCCCCGGGCGCATTGACGAAGCAGAGAGAGCCATACCCAACACAGAAGGACTGGATGAAGCGACGATCGAGACAAACATTGCCGCCCTTCAAAAAAAGCGGGACGAGCTGGCAGAGGAAAGAGCCACAGCGACCGCAGGCGGAACCGCAATGGCAGAACTGCAGAAGACGATTGCCGACATTCGCGTCCGAATTTCGGAAGAAAAAGCAAACCACACTCAGAGGCAGAACGAACAGAATGCCAGTGTAGATGCTGACATCCTTTTGGTAAACAGAGAAGCCAAAGAAGCCGAAAGAAAGATCGAAGATGCCGCAATAGACATAAAACGTAAAACAGCAGAACGAGACAGACTCGCCTCCCTGCGAAAACAACTGCTCCGAGAATATCAGACAATCAGTGTCGAGGTTTGGGATAATAGCCAATCAGTATGCCCGACTTGCGGACAGGAGTTGCCGGACGACAAGGTGTCAAAGATGCGTGAAGACTTCAATCTCAACAAGAGCAGGCGCCTTGAAGATATCAACCGCAGAGGCAAGAATGAAGCAAGCAAGAGCGCGATAGCAGCCATCGACGCCGAAATCGCCGCTCTGCAGGCAGAAAAAATAGAAGCCGAAAGCAAAGCGGAAAAAGCCAAAGCAAGAGCTGAAGAACTCACCGGACAGAGGATCATACCGGTGCCTTTTGAACAGACAGAAATATACACCACCCTGACTGCTCAGATTGGCGATATTCAAGCGAAAATCGCAGATGAAGGAAAATGTATAGCCGAAGCAGTAAGCGCCGTAGACGCTAAAATAAGAGTCACCAGCGACGCCATCAGGGAAGAACAGGACAAGCGTATGCAACTGACGATGGCAGAGAACCAGAGACGCCGCATAGGCGAGCTTGAGAAGCAGGAGCAACTCCTTGCCTCCGAATATGAGGAACTCGAAAAAGGTCTTTACCTTTGTGACCTTTTCACAAAAGCGAAAGTCGCAACGCTCACCGAGAGAATAAACGGAAAATTCAAAAATGTTAGCTTCCGCCTTTTCCAAGAACAACTAAACGGCGGACTTAAAGAAGACTGCGAGGTTATGATACCAAGAGATGACGGTGTCATGGTTCCCTTCTCCTTCGCAAACAACGCTGCCAGAATAAATGCAGGATTGGAAATTATTAATACTCTTTCGGAACACTGGGGAATCCATATGCCGGTATTTATAGATAACGCCGAAAGCGTCACACACCTGATCGGTACCGACACGCAGATTATCAGACTGGTAGTAAGCGAGGCAGATAAAAAGCTCCGACTAGAGGTGGACGAATGAAGAAGAAAGACAAAAAAGCACCTGAGCCATTCTTGCCGCGAGCATTCGACCTGATGATCCAAAAGAAAGACTACAAGAACGGATACAAGCTACTTGTAGAAGGTGCAAGAACATACTTTCTGCGCTTCCAGCAAGCACTGAACCCTTTCCCTACTGATGACACAGTGCTGCTCATTCACCTTTACCGCCACATGGCTGATGGATTAGAGAAGAATGACCCGAAGGCAGCTAAAATGGCAGCCGAACTCAAAAAGTATTTAATACTTCCGCCGATAGAAATCGAGCGTAAGCCAAAATAGAAACGGAGGTGCGCAAGAATGAGCCAGAAGAGCTGTACTCTCCCCGGTATGGGGGTACGCTTGACAGAGCAAGATGAAATATTCATCATCAAGGCTCGCAGATGCAAACGATGCGGAGGACTTCTTACCAGCAAGCAGGCGGTCGAGGAAGGATACGGACACGTATGCAAAATGAAGGCGAAAGCCGAAGAGGAAGCACTAAAACAGGATCCAAACCAAATGAACTTATTTGATGTATTTGACATCGAAAATGAGGATAAAGAAACGGAGGAGTAAAACATGGCAAACGACAAAACATCAATGAAAACAGATCAGAACAATATGCCTTCAGAGAAAAAGGAGCAGCTCACAGTCAGCGAAAAATTCACGAATATCGTTCTGCGGGAATTTGGCACAAGCGTCGCTGGAGTCCTTCAGGTTACGGACTACCAACGAACACTCATACAGGGCTACTTCATCATAATCGATAGAGCACTGAAATCAGCGGAAGAAGAACGTGTCCGAAAGAACGCAAATAACAGAGACCCCAAATACAACAACGATCTTCCGATTAGCTGGAACTCAGTCAACATGAATTCCCTCGCCATTGACCTTATGCATTACGCGAAAATGGGGCTGGACATGATGCAAGAGAATATGCTATTCCCCATTCCGTATAAGAACAACAAGCGCAATTGCTATGACGTAAACCTAATGGAAGGATACAATGGCATCCGTTACATCGCCGAGAAATACGCAGTCGAAGTGCCAACGGCAGTAACCATTGAGGTGGTCTACAGCACAGATATCTTCAAGCCCATTAAAAAGGGCAAGGATATCCACATAGAAAATTATGAGTTTGAAATCACAAATCCCTTTGACAGAGGCGAAATCGTCGGAGGTTTCGCATATCTCGAATTTACAGACCCCACGAAAAACGAACTTATCATTATGTCGATGAAGGACATACTTAAGCGCAAGCCGCAGTACGCAAGTGCAAACTTCTGGGGAGGTAAGACAAAGGCATGGGAGAATGGGAAACAGGTTGAAACTGAGTGTGAAGGATGGCTCGACGAAATGGTGCGCAAGACCATTATCCGCGAAGCCTACAGTGCGAAACACCTGCCAAGAGACCCCAAGAAAATTGACGACAACTACCAGTACATGAAGATGCGCGAAGCCAGATATGCAGAGGTTGAAGTGCAGGAAGAAATCAACGCCAATGCCAATGTGACACTCATCGACACGGCTAAACCTACAACTCTTCCTCCAACGGTGGATACGAGTACCGGGGAAGTTATTGACGCCGGATCGGCAGCACCGGAGTCCAGCCCAAATGCCACCGCCAACGAGCCTGACTTCTAATGAACATAACAATCATAGCATCTGGCAGCACCGGCAATGCCTATCGGGTAAGTGATGGCGAGACTGCTCTGCTGCTGGATGCAGGTGTACCGCTGAAACAGATACAGCGGGCGTTAAACTTCCGGGTGCGTGACCTTTCAGGCTGTCTGATAACACACGCACACGGAGACCACGTAAAAGCCGCAGGAGACCTCGCAAAGCAAGGGGTAAACATTTATACCAGCAAAGGCACAATCGAAGCCAGCAGGCTCACAGGGCACCGAATAAAGTCCATAGAAGCACTTCGAGAATTCACAGTCGGGACATTCGCAATACTTCCGTTCGACGTGCAGCACGACGCTCCGAATCCGCTGGGCTTCCTACTGACATCAAGAATCACCGGAGAGAAGCTCCTATACTTCACCGACACCTACTATATCAAGTACCGCTTCGATGGATTGACGCACATCATGGGAGAATGCAACTACTCAATGGACATCGTAGAGGAAAGCGTCCGAAAGGGGTACATACCGGCAGAACTGGTGCCAAGACTGGTGAAGAGCCACATGAGCATGGAGCACTTCATCGACCTACTAAAAGCAAACGACCTGCGGAAAGTCAAGCAGATATACCTACTCCACTTATCTGGCAACAACAGCGACGCCGGTCGCTTCAAAACAGCCGTCCAGAAGCTGACAGGAACAGAGGTGTACGTATGCTGAAGAAAGGAGGACACGAAGGTGGCACGAACCCGAAATATAAAGCCTGCCTTCTTCGATAACGATATACTCGGAAGCCTTGAGCCGTTGACACGACTTCTGTTCATAGGACTGTGGTGCATCGCAGACCGCGAAGGCAGGCTGGAAGATAGACCGCGACGCATCAAAAAAACACTGCTCGGATATGACGATGTCAATACCGAAGAGACAAGCAGAATGCTACAGCAGCTCCATGACAACGGCTTCATAATCAGGTACCATGCAGAGGAAAATGACTATATCCAGATCGTCAATTTTACAAAGCACCAAAATCCACACATGAAGGAAAAAGACAGCGAAATCCCGCCTCCTCCCGGATTTGAAACAGTTACATCAGAAAAGAAATGTGCAAGCACCAGACAAGCACCGTACAAGAATGATGAAACCGAGGACAACGAAGCGCCAGAAGAGGTAAAGTCAAGCCTGCAAGAGCAACGCTTCAACACCTTCTGGCAGGCTTATCCGCTTAAAAAGGCAAAGCAGACAGCGTGGAAGGCATGGCAAAAGATAAAGCCGACCACTGAACTGTTCGAGAAAATAATGTCAGCAGTCGATAACGCCAAGAGAAGCGAGGACTGGGTACGAGATAACGGAAGATACATACCGTACCCCGCAACATGGCTCAACGGCGGAAGATGGGATGACGAACTCACAGAGGCGTCTCCGACCACAGCGCGCACCAGAAATACCGACGCCACTGATACAATGAACGTTCTCGGTAGCATCATAGCGGATGAGGAAGGATGCGGATATAATGACACGTTCTGACGCAGCAAAACTCATGAGCATTATAGTCCTGGCGTACCCGAACTACGACAAATTCAAAGACGAAAAGCAGGTCAAGGCAACCGTTGACCTCTGGGCGACAATGTTCTCGGAGGACGATGCAGGGATCGTAGGACTTGCAGTCAAGAAACACATCGCAACAAACAAGTGGCCGCCTTCGGTGGCAGAACTCCGCGAGCTTATGCTTGAGATGACGGCGCCAGACTTAATCGCACCCGACCAAGCATGGCTGGCGGTATCAGATTTTATAAAGCTACACGGCGAACACTCATACGGTAGCGAAGAGAACAGCCTCCCGCCGCTCGTCAGAAGGGCGGTCGAAAGCATCGGCTATCACAACCTCTACGAAATGAACTGCGGAAGTTACAGAGGCAGCAAGCCGGGGATGGCGAGAACCGCCTTCATGAGCCTATACGAGCAACTCTACGAAAGGGAGCGCAACCGCGCGATGACACCGGGATGTGTGACTCAGCAGATAGACAAAGTCGCCGGACGGTTTTCTACCGGAGAGAGAGCAAAACTTGAAGACATTCACCAGAGGCGCGTGGAAAAAGAGCAACGTGACTACGAACTCTGGTATGGCGTTTCAGAGAGGAATAAGCTCACCTCCGAAGAATTGCTCCAACTGGTGGGAGGTGATGAATCATGAACAGAATCATTATAGGCGATGCGCTGGAAAGCTTGAAACAAGTGTCAGACGAAACAGTGGACTGTTGCGTGACTTCCCCGCCGTATTACGGACTGCGCGACTACGGAGTATCTGGGCAGATAGGACTCGAAGAGACACCGGACGAATACATAGACAGACTGGTGGAGGTTTTCAGAGAGGTTAGGCGGACGCTTAAGCGGGACGGAACCCTATGGGTGGTAATAGCAGACAGCTACGCTCGCCCTTTATGGGCGAATACACAGAACATAACAGGAGGAAAACACATGGCAAAGAAGAACTGCCGCATGACTGAAGCCGAGCGAGCCATCCATGACCGCGCGGTGAGCATTAGAAAAATGACCGACCAACAAATCTGCGAATTTGTAGACCGCCAGTACAGCAACGGAATGGACGAAGGCATCAAGGTCGCAAAGCAGGACGCCAAAGCAACGAAGAACGAGGCGGAGTCAATCACCAAATTTATAGACTATCTCACCGGAAAGGTCGGTACCGGAAACGGCATCGGTAACAGTGCGATTTACCGCCTGAGAAAAGAACTTCAGGCAGCTATCGCCGATGGAATCATCGGAGGTACGGCATGAGCGTGAAGATTTACATCAGAGACAACACCAGCGGTAAAACTCACGAATA